TCAATTGTTATAGTTTTTTATATAATGCTTAACTTTAATATGTGGATAACAACGGAGAATAATAATATGAAAAAAGTAATTAAGTTTTTCCATGATCCTAACATGGTTATTTGCATTCCAGTATGGACAATGTTTGGATACGGAGTATATGTTGTTGTATTGGAATTTATTTAAATGATGAGAGAAGACTTGATGGTTGACAACAGCCAGATCTGGTGCTATAATAGTATTATAAATTACACAAAGGCAAACTAATGGCAACTTATATTCTAGTAGACACAGCAAATACATTCTTTCGTGCAAGGCATGTAGTACGTGGCGATATTGATACTAAGGTTGGTATGGCACTACATATTACTCTTGCAGGTGTTAAGAAGGCATGGAAAGACTTTAATGCAGATCATGTTGTGTTTTGTTTAGAAGGTCGTAGCTGGCGCAAGGACTTTTATGCACCTTACAAACGTAATAGGCAAGTAGCACGTGACAAGATGACTGTTACAGAAAGTGAAGAAGATAAAGTGTTTTGGGAAATCTTCGACGAGTTTAAAGACTTTGTTAGTACTAAAACTAACTGCACTGTTATGCAACACAAGCAACTAGAAGCAGATGATCTTATTGCAGGCTGGACACAAGCACATCCTAACGATAATCATATTATTATTAGTACTGACGGTGACTTTGCACAACTAATTGCACCTAATGTAAAACAGTATAACGGCATACAAAACACTATCATTACACACGAAGGTTACTTTGATGATAAGAAGCTAGAGCCAGTAATTGACAAGAAAACTAAAGAAGCAAAGCCTGCTCCGCAACCTGACTTTATGTTATTTGAAAAGTGTATGCGAGGCGACACTAGTGATAATGTGTTTAGTGCATACCCAGGTGTACGTAAGAAAGGTACTAAGAATAAAGTTGGCCTTGTTGAAGCATTTGCTGACAAAGATACAAAAGGCTACAACTGGAATAATATGATGTTACAACGATGGGTAGATCATGAAGGCGCAGAACATCGTGTACTTGATGACTATCAACGTAATGTTATCCTTTGTGACTTAACTGCTCAACCCGGTAACATTAGAAGCATCATTAACGATGTTGTAGAAGACCATATGACTCCTAAGACTGTAACACAAGTTGGTATGCGTCTTATGAAGTTTTGTGCTAAGTGGGATATGCAACGTATTGCAGACCAGGCACAACAATTTGCAGAACCATTACAAGCGAGGTACCCCGTATGACAATAAAAGCAAAAGAAGTATTAAAAGGTAAATTTTGGATCGTTGAAGAGAACGGTAGTAAGGTAGGTACATTAAGTGCCGCCGAAGAATGTTATACTTATAGTTGTGCTAATGGCGTTGAAGTTTTTAGTAGTTTTAACCAACTTAAAGAAAAGTTAGGTAAAGTTAATTGGACTGCTGGCGATGCACCCCCAGACGGTGAGAAAGAATGTCATAGCTATCCAACTAGCTGTGTTCCATATAATCCAATGTATGACGTAAAGAATAAATTACCATTATTTACAAAAAGTAACAAAAGTAAAAGTCTTTACTGTGCAGGATACTATTGTATACAGTTTGATAAAGGTTGGGTAAAAAGTTTTTGCCCTAAACTTATTACTATCGAAAGATATAACTATAGTGGTCCATTTAAGACAGATATTGAAATGAGAACGGAGTTAAGTCGTGTCAACAGTCTCTGAGCCATTAAATACTAGTTCAATACAAAACTTTATTCAACAAGTTAAAAGTGCTGAAACTAGTAATGCTAGAGAAGTTAAGTTGACTATGCAACAGTCTAAGAATCTTGCTTATACATTAGGAATAGTTATGGCAAGATTACACGGTGACTTAGAACTGTTTGTTAAAGAAAATAAAGGTAGCACCGACGATAATATAGAAGTACAACTAGACGGTGGTACTAATTGGAAGTAAACTACTAACTTAATGGTCTAAAAGAGATAAATATATGCGTAGTTAATTAGAAGGAACGCATATGAGTAGACCCAAGCCTACGGTAATATTAGAACACATTAATAAAAAAACATACCGTAGTGAGCAAGTGCTAGTAGCAGAAGCAATATGGTCAGTCTTTTACAAGAACGAACCATTCAATCTTAAAAGCTCTAACATGCTTACAAACTATCCAGGACCTAAGTATAAAAAGGTCTCATTCTCTAATCCAGGACATGCACATAATTTAGCTAAGAAGTTAAACGATATGTTTGACTCGGAAGACTTTGCAGTGCATAAACTCACTACAGGCGAAGTAGTAACTGAAGAATGAACTGGAAAGCCACATACACTAAAATTTTTTTAAAACAGTTAAACATTGCTATTAGTGAAGCAACATTAAAAGAATATACTCCTGTTTGGTGGCAAAATAACAGATCAAAAGAAACAGGTGGATTACGTTTAACTGATGAAGGTATTCGAGTTTTAACTGATGACGTACAGTTAGCAACTTATGACGTACCTTTTCCAAAAGACTTCGAACTTACAACAAATGCTTTAATTTGGTTAGATCAATTTATCGACTGCCCTTGGTGGCTAGGACGACACGGAATGGTTGTAACGGACGAAAGAAAGGCTGTCGAACTAAGTCTTTTTTCCGGAGATGTTCGTAAGTATGGAATAACAAAAGCATTAAATAGACAAAATAAAGGTTGACCTTTAGTAATAGTGGTGCTATAGTATATGTATAGTTAGACATAGGCACTGTAACTTAGAGAAGGAATACACAGAATGGAACAACTAGTAGTACGTCAAGTTACTCCAAACGGAGCAAAGAAAAGCATTGTAAGAGCTTTTAAGAAAAAACGTCCAATATTTTTATGGGGACCTCCGGGTATTGGTAAGTCAGAAGTAATTGAACAAATTACAGACGATCTTGGAGATAGTAAATTAATTGACATTCGTTTGTCGCTATGGGATCCTACAGATATTAAAGGTATGCCATATTATAGTGCAAACGATAATACAATGAAATGGGCACCGCCTGCAGAACTTCCTACAGAGGAAGAAGCGGCAAAATACAAATGGATCGTTGTATTTTTAGATGAAATGAATTCGGCAGCACCAGCTGTACAAGCGGCGGCTTATCAGTTGATACTAAATCGTAGAGTAGGACAATACACTCTACCAGATAATGTGTTACTTGTAGCGGCAGGTAATAGAGATGCTGACAAAGGTGTTACTTATAGAATGCCTGCTCCGTTAGCAAATAGATTTGTTCACTTAGAACTTCGTGTAGATTTTGACGATTGGTTTCAGTGGGCAGTACAGAACAATATACACAAAGACGTTGTAGGTTACTTAACTTTTGCTAAAAAGGACCTATACGACTTTGATCCGCGTTCACCGAGTCGTGCTTTTGCTACACCTCGATCTTGGGCCTTTGCGTCTGATTTAATCGAGGACGATGACGATGAAACTACTACTGATTTACTCAGTGGTACAGTTGGGGAAGGGTTGGCTGTCAAGTTCATGGCTCACCGTAAGGTTGCGGCGAGTATGCCTAATCCAACTGAAATACTAGCAGGTAAGATAAAAGAGTTGAAAACCAAAGAAATCAGTGCCATGTATTCCTTAACGGTTTCGCTCTGTTATGAATTAAAAGAATCATCAGACAAAGGCGATAAAAAGTTTGATGACAAAGTTAATAACTTCCTGCGATTTGCAATGGATAACTTTGAAACAGAATTAGTTGTAATGGGCATACGCCTTGCTATTACACAATATCAACTTCCAATCGATCCAGATGAAGTTGAATGTTTTGATGAATTCCATGAGCGATATGGAAAGTACATACAGGCCGCAAACGGTCAATAATGTATATGGTAGAGTGTTCTTTTACACTCTACCTATCCATTTCGGTTGACTTATAGTACAACGATGCTATACTGTATAAGTAATAAGGAGACATGGCAATGACAATAGATACTAAAGGCTTTACACCAGTAGAACTTACAGACGAAGAACTTGCTATAATGCGAGCAGATGTACACGATCGAGTAATTGTTGCTCGAGTAGGGTTGCTATTAAGACACCCGTTCTTTGGTAATATGGCAACACGTATGGCTGTTAAAAATTGTGATGACTGGTGCCCTACTGCGGCAACAGACGGAAAGACTCTTTATTACAATACACAATTTTTTAATATGTTAACTAACAAACAGATTGAATTTGTTATTGCACATGAAATTTTACATTGTGTTTTTGATCATATTGTAAGACGCGAAGATAGAGATGGACCAATATATAATATTGCATGTGATTATCTAGTTAATAATTGCCTTGTTCGTGATAGCATAGGTGAAGTAGTAACTCAAATTAAAATATTCCAAGACTTTAAATATGAGAATTGGTCATCTGAACAAGTGTATGATGATATCTTTGAAAAGTATGATGAAGAAGATTTAAAACAACTTGGACAATTACTAGACGAACATATTGATTGGGAAAAAGATGGCGATCAAGAAGGTGAAGCAGACGGTGGCAAACCTTGTTCTAGTAAAGAAGGTACTAGTAAAGAAGGCAAAGGTA